TCTATCATTATTACACCTTAGTCAAATGATAACGCGAAAGTGTTGCACCTGTCTGATTCTTGTATTTAGAAGATGATTTCTCATTATAACCCACTCTACACGTTTCGCCCTCGAAGAATACTAACTGCGCAATCGGCATACCACTGTAAAGGCGAATAGGACGATTGTTAACATTGTAGAGTTCAAAAGTAAGGGTTCCACCGAAACCTGCATCAATCCATCCTCCAGTTTGATGTATGGTAAGACCTAATCGTGCAAGAGATGATTTACCCTCACATGTAGCACAAATATTTTTGGGTAAGGAAATAGTCTCCTGTGAAACAGCGAGCACAAACATTCCAGGTTGAATAGTGAACGTGTCTGCCTCTACAACTTCATGCCCATAAATAATTGTATTTCTATCATACGGATCAATCATCTGCCCGTTATTAATGTAATATTTATACTGATTTGAAAGGTGTAAATCATAGGAATTAGGATTGATACTATCTTCATTGTAAGGAGCAATACCAAGTGTCCCATCCTCGATACGCTGTTTAATCTGATAGTCTACCAGAATCATTCTTTTTCACTCTTGTTAATGTTGTATTTGTTAAACTGACTGTGCGCGTATAAGGGACACTGTGTCTGATCACACTCTGCTTTACCATCTTCACAATATCCCTGACAATCGTAACAATAAGCGTATATCGCTTCTTTTCGTGTAATATGTTCACCCTTAAGGTGACTGATAAGTTTAGACTTACCCCTGTTATGCATACCGTATTTTTCGATGAGTTTAATGGTTGAATCGTTATCCATTTATGCACCTTTCTTACCAAGAATCTTCATAAGTTTGAAGGCCATGTTTGCAAAGGTAATCTCTGCATTAGCACCATACACCATTCTGTAATCTGTTTCAGCGATGATCTCAATGGCAGTAATCTTGTCAGAAGCGGAAAGGGAAGTATCATTCCATATTTTAAGGTAAATCTGAAATACAATGCTCCTGAAATCAACTGTGTTACTATTCCAGAGTTTACGCGCTTCTGTAATCTTCCTACTCTGGATTAACGTGTAAAGTTCATCTGCAACATTGATATTCTTCTTAGTGTCTAATTCACCAAGATTCTTGTAAATATCAAGGGACTTCACCATCGAGCGAATATCAGGGTAATTAACATCAATGATCTCATTGAGACTATTATCATCAATGGTTATGTCCTCTTCAGAGCAGATATATTTTAATCGTGTAAGAATCTCATTACGTGCAGGTTTCCCAAAGGATACAACCTTACACCTGGAACGGAGTGGTTCAATAATCTTTGATATTACATTACACGTAAGAATGAATCGGCAGCGAGAAGAATACTCCTCCATAATGTTACGGAGAATATTCTGTGCATCGGCGGTTAAACCGTCTGCTTCATCGAGATGCACAATCTTAGGCACATCAGACTTGAATGATACAGTAGAGGCGAATGCTTTAACCTTTTCACGCACCGTATCAATACCTCGCTCATCTGATGCATTGAGATACAGTTTGTCAGCACCAAGTTCATTAATGATGATTTTGGCAAGCGTAGTCTTACCTGTTCCCGCACTCGATTCAAAAATCAGATTAGGTAGAGAAAACGGATTCTCCCTAACAACTTTGCGTAATCCATTAATTACAGTGGTATCGTTACCAATGTAATCTTCAAACGTTTGTGGCCTGTATTTCTCCACAAAAAGTTTGTTGGTAATCATTCACATCACCACGTAACTTTGTGCGGAATAAGTAAACCAGAGACATTAATCTCAGTGTTCTTACCCGTGATGAAGTCAAACGTAATGGGATACAAAACATCTCCACCATACTGATCCTTAGTCTGTTCAGTGATGAATCCCATTGTAATATCCAACTGTGCCTCTGCAAATGCATCCTCAAGGGCATTGATGGAAATCTCTACCATAAACTCTTTACCATACTTGTTATCAATATCCGCATGGACTTCGAGTTTAGAACGCTTATCAGTGCTTAGTTTAATGTATTCTCCCTCAACCGGAATGGTAAAGCATACAACAGTCTCACCAAGATTCTTTGCAACCTTAATAAACTTCTGCACATCATCTGCATCAAACGCAATCGTAATCTCACGCGGTGGAATAGAAGTCTTAATCTCATCAATGCTCTTACCTGGAATACTCCGTGACGCATACTCGTAATCAATCTGTGGAACATTAACCGTCAGTTTATCGTCAGCAAGAACAATCAAATCGTCAGTAGTAACAACACCAACAAACTCTTCATCGAAGTTGGCGAGATAACGCTTCTTAAAGTCAAGTTCATTGACGCACATCTCGATAGACTCATCGAGATCATATTCAATCTGCTTACCATTTGCAATAGAGGCAGTAATCATTACTCGCTTCTCAGTGTTGGTTACGTGTGCAATGATATTCTCATCGGGCTTACGAGTAATAACCATATCACCGTTCATCGCGATTCCAAGCACATTGATAAAATTCTTCAGGGTAGCAACATTAACACGCATTTAAATCACTCTGTATACTTATCAATTACAGTCTGTAATTCGGTCTTTTCGGCAACTCTTACAACTTTCTCAATTTTTACTGGTGGATGTGCATCGTTGATCCGTCTAATTGTTTCTATAAGTTCTTCATGTTTACAGTAAAAATTTATACTGTTACCCACATTAAAGATACATCCATCACAATCAATATCCGCTTCATCTCTACAATCCATTCTAATTAATGATTCATACAGTTCTGCTACTTCTTTCTCGTAATGTAAACCCTGTCCCATGAATCTCACTCCTTACCATTAATCAGATTATACAGAGTTGTCCCGGTAACATCATACTTACCTGGAGGATACTTCTTCTCTTTCTTACTCGATTCAATGATTGCAAAGTAATGGGCATTGTCTTTATTCATTTCCCGCACGGTATGAATAACAATCTGTGATTCAACTGCAACCTTACTAACCCACTTTGGCACTTTCTCTGACTCTACAACCTGCCCCATTCTTACAATCGTGGTGTCAATCTTGGGATACATGATGAATATTACACCAACTTTAGCAACCTCAACACACTTGTCAAATAGATTATCAACATGCATGTTACGAATCTTCCAAAGGTTTTGATTTGCTGTTCCCTGATACTTATCTATTTTAAGTTCAAAGCGTCCTGCATTTTCACCAATTTCAGTATATCGTTCAATTCCATCTACAACAATCCAATCGGTGTTATCCTTCTTTTTAATAACATCGAGCAGAAACATATTCCAATCGCACACATTCTTTGATGTGCGTAACATATCTTCTGCTGTAGAACGGTCATATGGACGTAGAGAATCAAGTGCTTCAATAGTAAGTTCACGATCCTTAATGTAATCAAGTTCCAATGGTAAAACACTATTTGCATCGAATGACAAAACCTTTACATTAGAACCGGGAGTAATCAAACCATATGCAGTAGTTGTTTTACCTTCACCTTTGTTTCCATAAATTACAATAATATCTTTACTCTGTGGAGAAAGAATAGCATCTTCATAGGAAAAAGATGCAGTAGGATCTTCCTTCTGCTGGATTTCCTCTACCGCTTTATCCAGAGTCTTTTTACCAAGTGCCATTATTTTTACCTCTTGTTATAATGACCAATAGACATAGGAAGCGATGCAACAAACAAACCAATAACAATACCACAAATAGTCTGCCAAAGTCCCGTAATACCAATCATTCCAATCAGAACGTATGCAACATAGCAAAATGCGGCATACCAAATGATAAGGAGCGCAATGCACACTACGACAAGCGCAATGATTCCAATGAGTTTAAGCATCTCTTTATAATCCATAATTAATCACCTAAAAAGATTAGAGGAAATCGTCATCCTCAACAGGTGCATCAGCAGTCTCTACATCCTCTGCAATCTCATACAAATCTTCAGGACGCGAGAACTTGGGATCGGTGACAAAACCAAGCAGAGAACCAGATGCTTCACCCTTCTTATTAAACCAGGGCTTGAAACATACAATACCTACTGCCTGCTCACACAAACCCGAAACAGCATTGAGTTCACAAGAGAATGTAACATTACCCTCAAAATTCTCATCAAGCGGTGTAACTTCAACATATGCGTAAGTGTCAAAGATACTAATCTTAGAGATAATGGCCTCAGCAAGCAGGAACTTCTTTTCCTTATACTCGCCTCTTACGTCCTTACCCTCAATGTCATACACATCTTCAAAGGTAGCGCAGTTATCACCAAGTGAATCTTCGACAAGTGTCACAAACTCATCGTAATCAAACTCATCATCAAGTTCAACAAGTTTAGATGTGTTAATACCAGTAGAGATGTTTACAATATCCTTATTCTCATCCTTACACGTTCCCTTGAACATGTAGACCTTGCCAAATGCAGGAACAAAGTTTGCAGGATCTTTCACATAGACAAATCCGGGTTTAACCTCACCAGAGTTAGGCATCTCAAAGAATCCAAATGCCCTGTTCTCCATCTGAACCTTCGGAATCTTCTTCCCAATAAGGAAAGACTGGAATGTCGTGGTATTCTTCTTAGTGTAGAGTAGATTACCATCTACATCAATCAGACCATCAGCAAGAGCGT